ATGCAGAGGGGGGGTCCACTTTGAATAGACCCCTCCCCCTAACAGAAATTAATCTCGCCCTACCATTTACTCAATCTTCATTTGTCACTTTGATATAGACGCCGGTAATGTTTTCCTTAATGATCTCGTCCATTGCCAAATCGATGGCTAGATCCTGATCTTCATCTGACAATTCTTCAGAAGTAAACACAAGTCTTGCAAGCAAACCAGTTGTGTGATAGCCATGTGACTCATCAAACGCATACCATGAGTCGAAGTCTGTGAATGGATTGTAAGGATTGTCAGTCGTAGTAACCATGTAGTCCATAGTAGTTCCTATGTATAGTCAGGACTCAGCCAACACTCGTTTCAGTGTGCTAACTGATACGCCCAAAGCCTCGGCCACCTCAGCCTGTGTGCGCCCCATTCGAAGCATAGTCTGGGCCCTTCTCATAGAGGCGGGGGGTAGTGCTTGCTTAGGCTTGGGTGCTGCTAGAGTTTTAACAGTACTCATGTTTGCTTTGTTCAGAAGCTCTGTCAGTTTGAATGGAGAGATAGCACCTGCCTGAATTGCTGCCCATTCTGAAGGTGTGAAGTCTACCGTGTAAGGCTTCAACCCTACCCTATTGCGTGCAGTAAGTAGTGCTTGAGACTTTACCTTTTTAGCTTCATCATCTTCCATGTGAGGATTCGCCTCTCGCTTGGCCGCATAGATAGCATTGGCGAATACTTGGGCCTGGCGTTCAAGAGGGCGGTTTCTACGTACCTGGTTTAGTTTAGCGTTCAGACTTGCCACTTCATTGGGGTACGCCTCTTTAGCCTTCTTGCTATAGGGGGTATCTTTAACACTAAGGGTATTCTTTCGCGCATCATTAGCTAGTTTCTTAAGCGCATTAGAATGGGCAGCGTAGATCTCTTCCATCTTAGTACCGGAAGACAAAGTGAACGCGTCATCAACTACGGACAAACGGTCAACCTTGGTAGTATTCTTAATTGTCTCACCACGTTTGTTCACATGAGTTTTACCAGTAGGGGTGTAGACAAGACGTCCTGTTGCGGGGTCAATAGGGCCACCTTCAGAGTACTTCCTAAGTTTCCTTTCTTCAACTCTGTAATCTGACCCAGCTCTTGTAATCAGAGTTGCGGCCCCAGATCGTGGACCACCTTGATACTTTTCTTTTAGTGCCTTGATGTTATGATCTTTTGCCGATTGCTTATAGTCTAGTTTATGTTTTTCGGCATCGATAACCACCATAGAATGACGAACAGCCCGAGCAAGTTCTTCTGTAGAGGCGCCCTTCAAAGTCATATCCGAAATAAGATTCGTAGCGTTCCCCATCTGCATAGCCTTTTGTTTCTTCGTCATCTCTGGCAGATTGGGGTTATGATACGACGCTTTAGGATCGAAATTCTTCAACCCACTCAAAGATGGGGAACTTTTAATATCTCCTCTGTCATTTGGAATAACCAGAACTGCGTCGCCGTCAAAGTCTGCGCCGGAAAGTTTTTCTGCAACTTTACTATTGATACCAATAGCATCCCTCGCATTGCCGAGAAGATTCTTGGCATCCTTATGGTTGTTATTTACAACGACATCTGGAATCTCAAAAGTTCCACCATGCGGAAAGCGGATTAGCGCAACTCGCTCTCCATGCTTATAGTTTGGAGCATAAATCTCTGTCGATTTCAGAGAATTTACTGGGATGAGCACATGATATGAAGATCTAGGAAGTGCTGCGGCTTTTAGATGAACCGCAGACGAATCCGCGTCATCCGAAAATGACTGAAGAAGCTTCTTTTTCACCGTCGGATTTGTGATAGCGTTGATCTCGTCAAACTCAGCTTTCATTTTATCATATTTCGATTTCAATTGACGCTGCGCTAGAAGAGTATTCTGCTTCGATAGGACTTGTGGTGAGAGGGTCCTAGACCAGTCTTCCCAACTGCCTTCTTCATTAACGATGTTCATAACAGAGGAAGGACGTTCTTTCCCATCCTTACCGACTTCAAGTATTTGACGAGAGACTTTAGCTCCGAAAGGATTTTCCGGATCTACGTTTCCGTCAATGTCCTCCTTATATTTCTTCATTGCGTCTAACTTATTGCCCGTGTTAGATTTATTTGTGTTAAAAACAACATCAATGCCTGGCGGAAGGTCGTCCTTATAGATCGCCATCCCTTTCAAATAACGGTCACCCTCAACGGCAATTCTAACCTGTGCGTATCGAGATTCACCAATGGAAACGTCTTTAACGCCAGGGCGCACGTAAATAAGACCATCTTCAGCAGCGCCACCATCTTCCGCGTATTTGACTTTTACTCTGTCTGCGGAGAGAACTTTAGGCGGCTTAATGCCATAAAACGTGGAACCGCCATCGTCTGAAAACTCATCGATCTGCTGGATCTTATCTTTGTTCTTTACGGCGTCTACGTATGTAGTACCAGGCGGAGTCAGCAGCTTGTATACGGTCTTATTTGCTCCAGTCATCTGGTCTAGCTGAACTTTATGTACTTCGTATCCTTCGTTCTTTAGAACAGCAACAGCGGCCTTAAGTCTGGTTTCACTAACGCCAATAGTGTTTTCTACACCGCTGCCAATGTCCAGATAAGTCTTTTTATCAACCTGACTACGAAGCATATCGACCGTGGCGTCAAGTGCCTTTTTCTTTGTCTCTTGCGCCGGTTTCTGAAGAGAACGAACGGTGCCCCCAGATATGCCAAGCTCTTTGCCGATCGCCTCGGGACTCATGCCCTCAAGGGAAAGCTTCTCAATCTTGGCGATTCTTTCTTGCTTCTGTTGTTCTCTTGCGATGGTAATACTTGGCCGCAATTCGGATGTGTTTTTAAAGCCCATCCCTTTGGCAATTTGCGTCTCAGTCATACCTTCTGCGCGCATCTTCGCAATCTTACGAAGAAATGCAGAACCGCCATCTTCTCCAGATCCCCAAGGATATCTCCCGCTATGCCTAGGGGTACCATAATGTTGGAGATATGCATCCCTTGAAATAAGCATCAAGAGGCCTCCGCTCGCATTGACTCGATGATTTTATCAAACGCAATTATTTTATCCATGATGTGGACGATAACACCGGGCTCTGTATCGAACCGTTCAATGTCGTCGTTTTGATAAATACGAAGATCCATCTCGATGTCAAACGGCTTAACACCATATTCCAGGCAAAACAAGGCCGCATAAACTTCTAGTTGGTGTGGGGATCCTAAAGTAACCCCAGTTTTGAGATCATGAATTCGAAGAATGTTGTTGCGAAACGAGATTGCATCTGCCGTGCCAAAAGCGTTATTCGAATAATACAAAATTTGCTCTGGACTCATACGGAAACCAATCGCGTCGTTAACGTATTGGTTCAGAGTCTTTGAAGACCTCGGGAGCTTGATACCAAGGCGGATAGCTTCGCTGGCGAAGAGATGAAGTTCGGTTCCTTTTTGTGCAGCAAGACTAGTGGCAAAAACAGAAGCCAACTTATCGGGATCGTAATTAATCCAATGATATTTACTAGCGCTAAGGAAAGCGTGTTGGCCTTGAAGATTTGAATGTTTGTTGAAGATCATACAAAACATCCTCTTCTGTCTCTGGACTTATAAATGCTGCAAAGGACATCTCATTTAACAAATTTACATAATAAAATTGATTTGGACGAACCGGAGCTATGTCGCTTCTTTTAACTTCCAACATGCCCCAGCTCGCCCCATACAAGATAATTAAATCTGGGATGCCTTGAATGTATCGTTCATCATTCTTCAAGACGATACACCCAGGCAACATAGCGTGTAGCCGTTTGATCAGATATGCTTGATAATCTCGCTCCCTCAAATTGGATCCTCCAAAAACTAAAAAGATTGTTTAAATCTCTCTTCTATTATATACCATGTTTCTCTTACAAGGTTCTGGCGGGAAATTCAAAAACTTGAAATGTGGGCCAAACAGGGGACGTGGTATGCGCCGATGTAATAATATCGTCGACCAGAAGGCCGTACTTTGTCGCCGCATCATAGGCATCAACAAAAAGCATATGGGTCCCAAGCTCTATAACCGAAACTTGCTTTGATGGGTCCCTGGGCGCGCGAATCTGCTTATGATACTTTATAGCAAACCAACGAGGACGCCAAACGACGTTCTCGATCCGAACATTCTCTTTGTCGCCATCCAACAATGTGGGTGTGTTGAAATACGAATTAATTGGAGGATCGAAAGCCTGCGCCACAAGCTTGGCCAGACTGTGATGACTTGTCCGCCCGTTTTTTGTCAACGAGACGACTGGCGTTCCATCGTGGGTGTAATTAACTCTTACATTGCGGTTGTATTTATCGTTACGGACAACACCATCGTTTGAGACACTATAATTTTCATACCCGTCGATTTGTCGCCACATAGTTGCTCCTTAAGTGCGTGGTTGTCAAATCCATTGCCAAAACCGTTTCAAAAAACTATTCTATAGTTGTCACTTTCTGTCAGTTTTATTATAAATACTTCACAGAAACATCCCAAGTTATAAAAGTTATTTTAATAGAAATTGGCAACGGATTTGACAAAAGCTTTCTCGTTGAAGTTTTTCTTCCCTTCGAGGGCTTCTCCGATTGCTTTGTCTATGGTCGATTCCGATTTCATTACATAATAATACAGTTTCGAATAAAATGTATTCAGCCGATCGATGCGCCCGTACGCCTGTTGTAGTGTCTTATAAGAATAATTTAGAGAATAAAACAACATCGCGTTTGTGTCGACGCAGTTCCAGCCTTCTGCGCCCGCCGTATATTGAACCAAATAGACCCACGAGTTCTGCTCAGGGATTGGCTCATGCTTCTGCCCATTCCATTCGGCAACGACATGGTTTGAGCTAAGCGATCTCAAAATTTCTAGTTCATAGTTAAAATTATAGAAAACAATCAAACGTTCGTGTTCTTGTAGAATCTTAGAAAGATTTAAAAGACGAGATGGATCAGAATTTACAACGCGTCGAAGAACATACAGTAAACCGGCAGCGTCTCTAATGGGCGCGTTTTTGTAAGGATCCCACCTCTTTTTCAATACCTCAGAATAAAGTTTTACATCATAAGATACTGGAAGATCTTTTACGATTCTCGTCGTGTGTGGCGCGTAGTCCATACGCACTAGAATTTGCGTTCTTAACTTTAATAACTTTCCCACATGGAGGTAATGTTGAATTTTTGGGAATTTTGCGTAGGGAGAATATACAACGTGCTGCCTGAGAAAATCCGTACGATTACGATAGTATCCGTTCGCAACGAAGACAGGGATGTAGTCAACCCACGTATCACCCGGGGTTGCGCTGAGTAAAAGCCATCGATTCCGTTTGGAAATCTTGAGAAATGATTTGACCCACGCGCCACTTCCAACAACTCGTTGTTCATCAAAGAGAAAAAACGCATTTGTGACGTCCTCGTATTTTGAGATATTATTCCACGAGTCAACGACCAACACACCAGCGAGGGTTGAATCTTTTGATTTGCCTATTCCATAAAATGCGCATTCTCGCTCCCAATCCAAAGAGTCTCTCTTCTTCGCCGTAGTAATCACATACAAATTTTTTGGCGATTCGTTCTTTACATAATAGGATATGGCTGTGAAGGTCTTTCCGGAACCTACTCCTCCGCATAAAATTTTTCCATTATCCAGCTTTTCGAGAGCAGCTTCCTGGTGCGGGTAAAGTCTCATCACGAGTCGCTCATACCAAACACCACGTCATCGTCGAAATGCAAATAAATAATCATGTGTTCTACCATGTACTTTTCCATAGGCGTAATGTTCCATTCCTTCGCGTCGGCATCGGCGAGCCAGAACAAATATCGTTTTTGACCGTAGTTAGTTATTTCACCGTTGGAAATCATGAGCGCATTATTCATTCGTTCAACCAGACGCTTCATAACGTCCAGCGGATCTGCGGATCGCAACTTCTTACTCACCCCAGCACCTCTTCAAGTTGAAGCAGAAGAATCAGCATGTTCAGATCGACAATGTAGTTTGAACGCTCAGGGGTAGGCTCGCGCTTCTCGGCCTCGATTAGCATTCGACGAACCACTGTCAGTTTCATGTCATTCGTCGGAATAAATCCATGATCTCGGATGGCCATTTCGATAGTATCCATGATGCGGGCATAACGGTCGACCATAAAAATCTCCTGAAAAGACTGAAACACCGTGTGTGGTGTTTCAGAGGGGTTGGTACTAGTCGAGGTCAGCGGGAAGCGGCCTCAGCCAAGAGGATGTCCATGTAGTCGGCGAGCGACGCCAGGAACAACAGGTCCTGCTCCTTCTCCGGCTTGGACAGCTCCACCGTCGAGATGACGATGAGAGCGGCCTTTCGCCCGGAGGTGGTGGCGGGAAGGTTGTTCATGACGCGAACGGACTCGACGCGACGGACAGCGGTGAGGTTGAGGAACTCCATTGTGGGTCCTTTCATAGGGGTCATTATAAGCTGTGTTTTTTCTGAAAACCTCTGACACCGTGTTAGGGTGTCATTGGTTTGGTCATGCAACAGTCTTCGTAATGAGGTTGGACAGAGCGAGTGATGCCTCGGAATACCAGATCATGTCGTCGGCGGTCCAAGCGGCCATCGGAATCGTTTCACGGATTCGAATGGCGGACTTGAGAGTCTCGACGGCCATAGAGTTGGTCAGCGGGATCATAGCGCGTCTCCTTGTTTGGAGTGGTGTTGATGTCATTATATGCTGTGTTTTTTCTGTGAGAAAAACTAAGATACCGTGTTAAGATATCTTAGCTTTTTGCTCCTCAGAAGTAGGTCACTTCTTGCGTCGCATTGCCCGAGCGTTGTAGTCGCTCAAGAGCTCCTGGGCAGAGAAGATCCAGAGGGTCTTCGCCAGCGAAGCATCTTCAACGTCTTCACGCCAGCCGTCAATGAGGCCGGCGAGGAACGATGCACGATAACTCGCAGGGAAGAAGGGGGTCCTTCTCCGAACCCAAGCGTCAATTACTGCTTTACGCTCGGCGTGGGGCGGGACAGAGGTCATGATAATTCTTTCTGTAGGGGTCATTATAACCCGTGTTTTTTCTACAAAAAAGAACCATTACGAATATCTTGCAGAATGCCAGCGATCGCCGAATCGCATTTAGCAACTTCGTTGGTCTCGTCCTCATTCAAAAGGCCTTCTAGAAGACCTTCCAGGAAATTAGCCTTCGCTTCGGTGGTGGGGTGAATCTTGTGCTTCTCCAAAGTCGTGTCCATCAGCTCGATGATATATGCACGATACTCAGCAATGGTCATTTACCGCCCCTTTCTTGATGTGGCCGGAAGGCCGAGAGGGAACTAGTCTCTCTCGACCAACCTATCACATCAAGAAGCAGGCGTAAAACACTTAATAAATGCCGGATCGGTGTAGACCTTGAAACCCGTCCCAGCCTTAAGAATCCAGTCCCCCGCGAATGCCTTGGTCTGTCGATCATTCAGTGGACGGTGAACACGCACCTTAACATAGCGAACCTCACCCTCGGGAGTCGCCATGGTGAAGACGTCGCCCTCGCACCAAGTCGCCGCATCCTGCATGTTCTCGGCCGTCACTCGAACGGCGTCAACATAAAAGGGGTTACGCATATACCGGTTGGTAATCAATGTATTCTCTCTTAGATCAGATCGGAAGGAAGGCTAACGAACAACGTCTCGAAAAGTTCTGGAGAGTATGCCCAGAAATTATCTTCTGAATCCTTTACAACATAATAGCCATCAAGCACGCGGACTGGGCCCTTCGGTGTAACAATTACGAGGTCGCCAGTTTCATGAACGCTGACGCCGGTTGGCGGGATCTCAGAGTTCAAGTTGTTAATGTTGAAGGCGCCGGCAATGCTAGAGACCCACCTGAAAATTTCAAGAATGGTCTCTTTATCGTTCAGACATTGCATGGCTTCATAATTAAGTGGGCGCTTTCGATACAACTTACGCACTGTCGAATCGCCTTGCATACTTGTGCTCCAACTCGTCTTCGTCGATTGTGACATAAATGGACTTCAGATATGCCTTTACGCCAGAGTTTCCGTCAACAGCCCACCTTCGCGGACGCAAAGTGAGATCGACCTTCACAATATCGACCGTGTCGAGCATTTCGATCTCGTCTTCGCCCAACTCAGTCATACCACGACTGGTGACCAAGTTAACCTTCGGCTTGTCCCAGATATAAGCAACTCGAACATCCAGAATCGGCGTGGGCCCTTCGTCCTCTTCGCGAGGGGGAAGCCACTTCACATACCAACCATCCTCGGCCATGGCTTGCGCGACGCCAGGATCGAGTACTACAGTGAACGTGCGATCGCCATTTCGGTTGAACTTTCCGGGCTTTCCGCTGAAATTGCGAAAAAGAAGCCGAACGTCTTCCATTACAACATTACGTAGCATTGTTTTCTCCTAAAAAGACATAAAGACCTTGTTAAGGGTCTTTATGCCGTCGAATCAGAGCTTACGGTAAACAGGGGTAGGCCAGCGGTCTTCGAATTCACGCAACTTGGTGAAACGCTTCTTGAATTCCGCGTCATCGATCACCGAAATGCCAATGGCCAGTCGCTCAACGCCGTCGAACTCCACGAGGTTGACATCGTTAAGGATGATGATCTTGTCGAGGAGGTCGAGCGGCTTGTTGTACTGGAGGGAAGGCGGCAGGTAAGCGATGACGTAGTCAATGTTGATGGGGTTCACGCGAATCGCGTAGGGACGGAACTGCATAACTATCCATTCGTAGAGATATGATTGTCATTATACTCTGTGTTTTTTCTAGAAGAATTTACAAGACAATCAAATGGGATAAACTCTTCGATTGTTTTAACAGCTTCGTCGATCAGACGCTCATAATATTCATTATCAAGGACCATTTCATCCTTGAAATTTCGATAGACTTCGGACTCTACCCAGAAATATCCCTTCGTTCCTGAGACACTATAGTTTTTACCCTCATGAACACGATATAGAATTCCACCGCCAGACTCCTTGGTCACCGGAACGAATCTTCCAGTTCGTCCAACGAAATGCATCCCCATGTCGGCGAACATTGGCTTTTGAACCCCATCAAAATCTATATAGATACTACCCTTCGAGACTTGTTTGGTCTCGAAGTAGTCCTCCAACACGATTGGTTCGCCAGTGAACAACGTTTTAAAAACTACAGGATGAGCAAACTGCGCGCCCGTATGCGACCAATGTCCATCTTTCTTAGCCACAAACACGGCATTGTTGACGAGACAGAATTCTTCGTATACCCCTTCTTTCTCGAAAATATACCCGCGAGTTTTTCCATACTCGACAATGAAGTTTACAATGTTTTCATCAGCATCTGGGATCTTGATCGAGTCCGTCTTGATATGCACGACGCGATAGCCTCGACTTTGTACCTCATGCTTTAGGTCGATCATGAACAAAGCGCCGCGCTTAGCAACGATATTGTCGATGTTACGAATATCCCTAAACGGATTCTCAAAGTTTGCCGAGGTAAGCCCATAGACAATATTGATGACAATCTTTAGCGCGTGCGATAGAGCTTGCGCCGAGTCTTGGTCTGCAATATAATGCTCAGCCTTACCGAGCAACTTTTTTGCTGTTTTGAGATCCCCATGCTTGATGGCGAGTCTTGCATCTTTCAGCGCAGAGAAATTTTTTGTGTACTCTCCAAAGAGATTTAGCTCCTCGATCGAGGTTGGGTGCATAGACGCCACATCCAGAACAGTTACGTTCTGGTAAGCCCCAGGCTCTGCGTAGACATACCCACCCTCGCCGACAACTTCATCACGATAGTAACTGACGCCGCTCTCATATCGATACCCAGGAAAGTCTTTCGAAAGATCGGTATATACAAATTTCGCCTGGGGCTGCTTATCATCGCCGAAAATAATCTTCGCCGTATGCTGCTGCGTCGTATGGTTTGGAGTCAGACCGCTCAAATCACTCAAAATCAGACGGGCTACAAAATCCTCATGCCGAGCCTTGAATACTTCCTCGGTGGCGCGAACGTCGTTTACACAATATTCGACAACTTTCGGCCAGTATTCTTCGGGAACCGGTTCATCCCAAGGAAACTCGAGCTCTAGATGATGAATGCCAAGTTCAATTTCGAACTTTTTCAATCCTTGCTTTTTCGAGCTGAAATCATAAACGTCGGTATAAGAAATATTGTAGGCTTCCATAAAGAGCGCCGAACGGTCGTTCTTTGTGATGATTCGCTGTGAAAGCTTATAGAGGTTTGCGTTGTCGTAACCCATATACCGCGCATAAAGAATATGGTTGTCGTACCGTCGATTGTTGAAGCCAATCAACTTTAGACCAAACAAGATCTCAATTTCATGCGGCGAAGGATTTATCATTTTCATTACATATGGGTCATCCTCGTACTTCCAGCAAACAACAAAAAGATTAGGATAAACCTCGACGTCAAAGAACGCAAGTCTTGGGTCTGTGGATTGAATATGAGCGCTTTCGTTCTTGCCTCGAAACTTCATTGTCTGGACCATCTTCAAAGAGGCTAGACTTTGATTCGTGCTGTTGTTTGCGAACGCCAGAATCGCTGAGCGCATGTCTGTCACATCATAATCCAGTCCGGACTCATAAGCATCGTCGAGGATCTTTTTGATAAAGTCGACAGAAGGCTTTGTGCCGGGATGAATTTCCTTTCGCAGGTTCCTGCCAATGAGATCGCGAAGACCTCGTTCAGTTCTGATAGTAGCAATGTTTGCCACGTTGGGCTCCTTCAAAGGCAGCCCTGTGCTGATGCTACGCATAGGGACTGAGTTACACAAAGTCAATCGACGTCTCAACGCCGCATTACCGGGGAAAGTCTTGATTTCAATGCCGCGCGAATATTCCCTAGCCAACGTCGAAACATCTCCAGTATACCAATAATGAAGATGTACGCCGCTTCCACTTTTGCTTAGTTCTGCATAGGTTGGAGGCCAAGCGCTTGCGGCTCTTAAATTTTCCTCTAGAGATTTCTCGCCAGCATCATTCCGAAGATCGAAATCGATTACGATATGATTCGGCATGATCTTAACATAATGCAAACGTTTGGTGTCTAGATCGTTAAGTACTGTCTCCACAGATGCCCAACGAGCGCTCGGTAGCCCGGCATCGTTTGCATATTGCGCCGGCATCTTACCAAGAATGGCGTCGAGATAGGACGGGATTTCTTCAAGACTCAGAGAAAAAGTGTGCTCGCTATCGGAAGATGTTTTGAATTTGTTCGCGTTGAAACCCATGTACACACTTCTAACTTGTACCTCATCAATTAGGGCACGTTCTTTAAAAACATCGAAGTAGTTGCGAAGTTCTTCTCGAACTTTATATTGCGGCAAAGGCTTTTCAATACCGGTCGATGAACAATATTCCTTGTACAAGGCATATGCCTGCCTGAGTGTAATATGATCTTCACTCTTGAACAGGTCATAATGCCATTCAATAAAATTATAGAAAACATCAGTTTGAAGCATCATTTCAACCGGCCTATAGCCATCATAATAATGCGGTCCCATAGAGCGGTACAAGGCAAGGCAATGGGCCGCAATCGCGCCAAGCTCAAAATTAATTTGCGACATCAATGCCGTGTAGCGTTTCGGCGGAATACGTGCGCCCGTGGGATTTACGTCGATCAATCTACGAATGATGCCAGACTTAGAGTCTGAGATCTTTACGGGTTGATTCGTTCCCATGAAAAGAAAAGCATTGACACGATCTGTGTAACTAGATTTATATTTCTCGTTCATAGTCATCGCCTCATGCGCGATGATAGAATTCAGTTTTGTGTTGTCTTCAATCCTTGAAAGATCTCCGTCATGCTGAATCGCGACGAGTGGGTTGTCACGAAACACCTCAGTGGAGAAACTATTATTCATCGATCCAAGCGCCTTGGCTTCGAACGTAGTGACATAACCCTGGAAAAGTTTCTCCACAATATTCAGGATCGTCGACTTGCCGGTACCAGCAGGGCCATAAAGAACCAGGAATTTCTGAATCCTCGTAGAGTCTCCAGAAATAACAGCACCGATTGCCCATTCCAGCTTCTTCCGTTCCTCTGGAGAATATAGTGTGCCAACGAGCTCATCCCAAGCTTCGTAACTTCCCTCTTCAAGAGAATACGGGAGCTTCTTACTCACATAATCAGTCTTACGAGTCGGAGTGTTGGCAAAAGTTAGTTTCGTATCCAACGGAATACTATTATCGCTGACGCTGACAATAAAACGTCTGAATTGCGCCCAACTATTACTATTCCAAGAACGCAACTCCTGGACTCGGAACGGATAGCCCTCGATCTCTTCGAGGCGTCTCGCTTCTCTGTGAAGATCTTCGTCTACAAGTCTCTGGACGTCATATTCGTCTCGCGACCAGACCCCCTTTTCGGCATCCCAAATCGCGTAAAACGAACGACCACGCACCATAAGATCTGAAGAACGCCCGACCGAGAAATCTGCGTAAAGCGTTGGGGGCGAGCCCTTCTTTTCTTTCAGTTTGATCCTATAAAAATCCACACCTACCCCATCTCGATCAGATATGCGTTCATCTGATACCAAAGCTCCACGGTTCGTTGGTCGCTTGCCGGCTTTCTAAGCGGGAACATACCACCCACCCCAGCCGGTGTATAGAGCCTGTAGAGCAAAATGGTTATGATACGGTCTACAGAATCTTGGCGATAGTGTCGATCATCGTAACGAGTCAAGTTCAAGTTGTCGATTAACTCCCAGAACCACGCCGCCGGCTCTTTTTCAACAATTGTAAAGAGCCGGCGGGCGATTCCAATCATCATCTCAAACACTGAGCAGGGCAAAGAAAGCCATTCGACGTCTTCGTCTAGACCTTCCTGCTCAAGGAACTCATATCTCAAATCTATGCCATCGTGAGCCCGGTTGCCATCATAATCTACGTGATATAGAAACTCCCTTGTATAGAGATGTCTGGTGAGCTTCCAATAAGACCGAGACGGTCGCCTGGGCTTGACGAAGGCTACTTGGGAATAAAGCCAAGTGAAATATAGTTCGTCAAGCGGCTTAGTCATCCCGGCCCGCCCCCAAGAACTACCTCACGATAACTACCCAAGTGCCGAACAATTTCAATCTCCATTCGGAGTTTCTCATTACGTACGCAGACAATGTTCTCATCGTCTGAGAGATGACCGAAGAGATCAAGGTTTTGAACACCCACCACGGACGGCTCGATGATTTCGTCCCGTTGGTCGGCAATGAATCCGTCGACCGAGTAATACGTATATGACGTCTGGTCGAATTCGCTTTCGTTGGCCATGAACTCGTCTTGCCGAATGACATACGGGTCGGACCGATGTTCGACGAATGCGTCGGCTTCTTCGAGCATTTCGTCGTCTTCGTCGTCTTCGTCTTCGTCTTCGTCGTCTTCCGCAGAAGCTTCAGAGTCATCAATATCATCGGTTTCGTCTTCCCCATCTACTTTATTCTTGGTCCGCATGAAGACGTCTCGCCAAAAGTCATAACTCTCGGTCGAGATCTTGACCTTTTCCTCTTGAAGTTTAGCCGCGTACCGAATCGAGAAAATCCTGTAGACCAGGATCCCGCCGATGGCTACCCCGCCGATGAAGACGGCCGCAGAATAACGTTCGATAGCCATCACGAGCCGAGCCTATCATAGATTACGCCATTAACGTTAAAGTCCAAGAGAATAGAGCCCTCGCGGCCATTCACGAAATCTCGCGCCCGAGGATTATCTCCATTGAAGATTCCAAAATCGACATAATTGTCACCGTCAGAACCGAGAATCCATCCAACAACCGCCCCATACCGCATTCGCTCCAAACCAAGGATGTCATACACCTCATTCAGGAAAATATGCCCGCGCGCCTTGAGCATGTCGTTGGCATAGTTCTGAGCGCACCGCAAGAAAATATAATTGTACTCCGGCTGCCGACTCCATGAGCTACAACTCTCATCGAAGTACTTGGCATACATAGACGGTGCGTTCGAAGTATTTACATGCTTAACGTACTCGACTACTGGGCCGGTTTCGGTATCCTTTGCCAACTCCTTGTATTCGTAACCGTACCTAAGTTCATCATCCTTCTCCTGGCCGAACTCATTCCTAACATTCTCGCGATATCGAGCAAACGCGGAGTCAACGGCCTTATATGCGGCCATAAGCGCGGCGTTTCGCCTCTGCAAAACATAATGCGAGCCAGTGAAACAGCCAACGGTAGCCACACCGACAAGAACAACGGGCGCATAAAGCGACAATGTTTCCACCGTCGCCTTCTTGTAGATAGCCCGAATATCCTTGTCGTATGTTTCTTGCGTATACTCTGGATCGTTATCGTCGCTCAACCGACGCTTCACAAGATCCCGGTTGTACTTAGTGTTGTCGAGAACATCGCCAAAGCGAAGAGTTGCACGGCCGCTAAGCGCGACAGTCCCAACAAAACCAACGATTCCAGTGCCAAATAGAATTGAAGGACTATGCGTCTTAAGAATAAGCGCGCTACGTCCCGCGAATTTAACTACAGACTTCGTAATGATATTCATCCCTTTATCCTTTCACTTGATCGATTCAATACGCTGAACCGGCCATGGATTCCAAATGTCCGGCCTCGACATGGTGATGTCTCCAGAGCCCTCATCTCCCTTGAGCTCGCGCAGGCGCTTGATTACCGCCTCAAAGTCTTCCTGCGCGACATGTCGGCCGACGGTTCCGCACACCACAGCAGAGCCATGCTTGTTGCTTGGCTTTGTCGCCTTGGGAGTAACCTCTGGGGCCGAGAGTCGACGGGCCTCATCGTTGGCGCGACTTGCAAAATATGACTGAACCACAGAAACCGCAATAATAGCGATCTCGGCGGCAATGACTACCACTGCGACGTGCTTTAGCTTCATTTAAATCCTTAGTCCCTTAGCGATTGAGGTCGCGGAAGATCCAACAAATATCCTCCGCCGTGCAAACGTGTCACGCTGGCGCCGCGGAGATCAGACCATCCCCACTGTCCATCCGTGTAATTTCCAGTAATCCCGACAAGCTCATATAGATCTGCCACGGTAGCCGTAGCATATGTCTGCACCAGGTCAAACAACCTAGCAAGAACTGCTTCCGCTTCTGCTTTGGTCTCCAAAATAATCTCATCAAAATCGTGAACAGCGCGAGCCCTACGACTAATGGGAGGCCTTGTGGGCTCGGGACGGTACTCACGACTGGTCGCGAATCGATCGTAACTTACATAACCATTTCGAGATGCGCCAAAACGCCCAGCCTTCCGAGTTGGAGGCCTGGTCTCTCCGAAAAGAATTCGCTCGATTCCCTGAGAAACGACATCGGCAATGATGTCTTTTGTCGAGGGAAGAATTACATCCCAGAAAATATAACCACCAACGCTTCGAGCGTCCTCGCCACCGAAGACATCGACGAAGCGCTTACCAAATGGCTTCTTACGGCGGACAACTTCTCCGGTGACTACAGACTCAATCTTTCGAGGCTCTTCAGGAGAAGGCACCGGCTTAAGTAGTGGGGAGACTTTTGCTTCTTTTGCCGTATGACTATTATTCGGATATGTATCCATTGGCATCTCCTAAATGAAAAAACCATAACACCGTGTTAGGGTGTCATGGCGTTGGTAGTGGGAGTTGATCAGATGGCTCGAAGCTCCCGGATGATTCCGCGCGTCTCGGCTCGCATGGTCTTAGCGCTCTTCACGCCGACGGTCGTTGCGATAACGAACTTTCCGGTCCACAGGAGGACCCTGATAGGCAGGGGTCCGGCGGTCGGAAGGACGTTGTTCAGCAAGGCCTTCGTCGTGTAGGAAGCGGTGTAAGAAGCCAGAAAGCCGACACCTTGCGCGATCATCTCGGAGCGGCGGTCCATGGTGGTGGTCATTTGAGTCCTTTCTACTCATTATACCCTGTGTTTTTTTTGAGAGTTACCAAGAACTCGGGATCGTTGGCTGATGCTTTGAAATATCCGTAACTTTGCGAAGCCAAATTGCGGGATCGAGCTCAAGCGTCGGCTGCTCTACAAAATGAACATGTGTGAGGACTGGCGATGTTGGGCGCTCCTCCGCAGAAAGGTACTGATCGGACCAACCCTCATGGAGAAGTCCGGCTACACCATAAGAAATCTCTCCGAAAGTATCAATCGCCGCGCTAACAATAGCGACCTCCTCGTCGCTATCACCAGAACTAACACTACCGATACCAACGACAGCGGCCCAACCGTTCTTTTCTGGAATATCACGAGGTTCCGACAAACGAAAACAAAGTTCTTCGAAGGTCGAAGCTCGATCCCAGCGGTAATCAAGAGAGCCACCAGGATTCCAAATGATTCCCCAAGAACACTCAGCAGTGAAAATACCTTCCTTTGCCATGTCCTGCCAAACCATGAGCGCCCTTACGGCTGGCTTTTGGCGATCTGTGGCGGCCCTAAAATTAATTCGAACTTGAGAATCTTGCGATTCTGGGGGCATGGGGTAGAGGATTTCCGAAATTCTGTGAAGGATATACTTTAGTTCATGCTTCATAAGAACTCCATATGTGATATAGAACTAGGCGGGGCGCATGTTCTAGAGGGTCATCGGCTGTCGTTTAAGATTGGCATCCGGAATAAGTGGGGAGTCACTTTGCCAATCCCCCAGGTTTAAAGTTCTCGTCAATGCAAGATCATTGGAGTACTAAGACTTACAAACCACGGAGCGCAATAAGGCGCGCCTCAAGCTCCTCAACAGTCTCACTAGGCTTAGTCGAAACCTCAGTTGTCGGCTTTTCCTCTGGCGGCTTTGGCAGTGCAGGAACCTGGGCCATAACCCCGTTTACAAACTTTGTGCTTGCGTCGGCGTCGGTCACAAGAGTAAAGAAAAGCTCCGAAAATGCTTCAGTTTGAAGAAACTCCTCCGAGATCTTTGGACTCTTGATGAATCGCTTCCCGTCATCAGAGCGCTTCCCATAGGACCGGGCAATGATGTCCTTGAAAGCGTCAATGATCTCCTTCGGGCTTTCACCCTTGGCGATCCTCTCAAGATGCGCAGCCATCCCTCCAGATTCGCTGTAAACCATCTCCATCTCGGCGAGTTCTGCCTTGCTCAGATGGAAATAAAAGGCCTCTTCAACCTCATTACCATCATAATCGATATACTTGACAATTTGACGAATCATGTTCACTTCTCCTTTTGAGTGGTGGTGTCGTTGAGAACTGTGGACAACTCCTCCAAGACTACAGCCTTGAGAAGCAGAAGATAATTGATACTATCGCCGATCTTCTCATCCCACACGCTAATATTTGCTGGCGCTTCCTTTTGAATCATATCGTAAAGCGAAATAATGTGCTTAGCCATCATCCCGCCAAGCGCTTGACGAGCCTTTACGCCAAGAAGGTTTGCGGCCTGCTCGAAATTATGCAAGGGGTTTTCTGTCGCATACTCTTCGCGCTTAGCGCGAAGAAGCCCTAGGCACTTTTCGATTTGATCATCGATAATATGATCGCAAGTCTCTCGGTTCATGACTTATGTCCCTTATAGTAGTTTCGAATCGGGTTTGCCTGGTAAGACAAAGCTAGACAAGGGCGACTATCCTCGGCAATTGTCGCGTGTACATCCAGTTCAAAACGTGAGTCTGTAGTCCACCCAACGTCGTCCGAGAACGAGGTATGCGGGATCTTCAACTTGTCATAGAAATCACTCAAAGATGCATATGAGTTGTGAATAAGCTCGAAATTAATCTCATTCTGCGCTCGTCGAATGTTGTCCATATTGCTCCAGAAATATCGACCAGAGAAACTCTCGTAGCACAAAACATCGCCATTCCCCATAAGAACAACGCTGCGATCGTCCTTATTGGTCACGTTCCTCTGAGCAATATCTTCGCGAATACCAAGTTCTCGCCGAGCGCCAACTGCCTCAACCGTCTGCTCTCGGTATTGTGTGAACGCTCTATCCGTAATGGTATAAGCCGCAGCCAAAGCAGAAATACGACGCTCGCTGAGACGCGTCATAGCCCCGATGCAAATAATCGTCGCCGAAGCTGCCAAAACGGTCGGCATGTAAGATGGCGCGACCAGGCGAAATCGCTCTTGTGCAGAAATATAAGCGCCGGCCGTCTCTTCCTCAACGACGTCCCGAGCCTTTTCGGCTCCTCGCGCTGCGCAATACGCGGTAGTAATGGTTCCGACAATTGCGGCGCCTGCCAGAATAATTACCGAGTGTCTAGTTACAAACTTGGTTGCCCTATCAAAAACTACGTCAAACACAAGGATCTCCCATTCCTAAAATGAAAAGCCATGACACCGTGTTAGGGTGTCATGGGGTTGGGGACATTAGAGATTTTTACTTGGTGAAACGCTTGCCAAGCACGAACATGATCGTCCCCCAGAAGAGGACGCGAAGAATCTGAGATCCGAGAGTCTCGATGATTTCAGACTTGTCTGAGTTCGAGTTTCGGGGCATCACATTCAACGGGTCTTCCGCTGTTGGAACTTTGATGGTGTACGAGGGATTGAGTCTCATTATTAACCTCCTAGGTCATTATAACCCATGTTTTTTTTGCGAACCTCAAGACACTTTGTTTTCACAAAATGTCTTAAGGCGTACCACGTCAGCTAGCGACAGGGGTGCTCTTCGACTTACGCTCTTCGTACGCGTTGTACAGCGCAAAAGCTCCGAGCATGGCGACGCTCGTTCCAAATGAAACGAGGATTGCCTGCGCGGTCTCTTGCCAGAACGGACGCCGGTCGAACTTGTAAATCTTCATGGAATATCCTTGTATGAGAGAGAACATGGTCATTATAAGCCGTGTTTTTTTGACGAACCTCAAGACACTTTGTTTTCACAGAGTGTCTTGAAGCTTACCACGTCAGCCAGCGGCGGGGGTGCTCTTCTGAGCAGCCTTAGCCGCCATCGCGGAGGACAGGCGGGACATGCCGTTGCGGACGATGGCAACGCCCATGAGGGCGACGCCAATGGCGGCAGCAGCCGTCACGACAGTCTTGGTGTCGATGGTGGTGCGGGTGTCATCCATTACATTTCCTTTGGTTGACTGAATGGGTGGTCATTATAAGCTGTGTTTTTTTTGAAAAAAACTAAGAGACACTGTAATAAGTATCTCTTAGTCGCAGAGCTAGGTCATGTGGGTTTCCTTTCGTAATAACCTTCTCATTATATCCCGTGTTTTTTCTGAAAACCGTTGACACCGTGTTAGGGTGTCGTGGGTTTTACTCATGGGGTGGTGAGGATGTTCTGCGTGAGCGGAGCGATCTCCTGGATTGTAGCCATTGCGTCCTGCACCAGCACGAAGCTGATGATCGTGGCGGCGCTGAACACAAAGAAGCAAAGCAGGAGGTGGCGGAGGAAGCTCATAATTAGTCCTTCAGTTGCCTGAGTTGGTGGTCATTATAACCCGTGTTTTTTCTGAAAGTTTTCCGAAAATATCCCCCGGGGTTTTTTGCAGACAAAACCATAGAAGCCGTGTATGGCTTACACGTTTCTATGGTCTGTATCATTTCGGAAACTCAGCGGGTTCGGAAGAGCAATCCGATCGCTTTAGAAGCGATGATATGAGTTCGCTCGTGAGAAACGATCAGCAGGACGGCGATAATGTTCGCTACGCCGATGGCTACCGTGTCGGGGTTGATGCTCGGGGACTTAAGAGCATACAACTTCGTCAACTGGGTCGTCATGGCGGCGTAAGCGTCACTATTAACGTCCTCGCCTTTCATCTCCAAGAAAACGTTTTCGATCGCTTCGGAAAGAAGATCTGGGGTTTTCTTACTATAAAGCATGATTCTCCTAGATGAGGGGTCATTATAATCTGAGTTTTTTCTAAAAGATATCACTATCGGTTTCGATAACCTCAAAACCGATCACACTATACATCCCCCAATCAAATGGCGCGTCATCCAATTCCAGAATATGCTGAATCCGCCCATCCTCTGCGACCTTGATTCGCATAGTCCCGACTACCTTAACTTTACGGACCATTCTTTGGTAATTGAAGAACATAAGACAGCAAAGAAAAAAGTTCGAAAATAAAAGAAGTACCACCATGGTTCGCGCCCATTCATTATAAAACCCGGCAATAATTAGAAAACCCCAAAGAAAGATACAGAAAATAACCGCAGGCCAAACAGAACCCTTTTTGATATGCGTTTGCGTCACGCTACTCGTCCCCATTAACGTCTTTAGATTTAATAATCATCTCGTCAAGCGCGTCGCTCAACGCCATTCTGAAGTTTCGTTCAGCTTCATAGGCTTTCCGCCATCGTTCTGCTTCTTCAATCTTTTCGAGCATCGTTGCTCTAGGCACAAGATAACCCGTGAGGATCAACAATATAACAATAGACACAACTACTGGGGCAGACATGAAAGAAATTAATTCAAGCATAACCTCCCCGTTCTATTGCGAGATCTTCCACACTCCGTTCACTCGAACATAGGGCCTGGCTAGTTTCCAAACACCATTTACGCGAATAAAAGGAACCGCGTCCTTCCATGTCGGGCCAATTAGAATACGTGCGCCCGCAATAGTTTTGACGCTCGCTCGGCCAGACCATGGACCATACCCATAAGAATTTCTGGCTCTTACCCAGATATAGTTTGTAGTGCCAGGAGTCAGTGGTTGGACTGCGACCCAGGTATCTGTCACCGTAAGAAAATTTGTTGGCGCGTTCGAAGACGTAGAATAACCAATCTGATACTCAGTAATTAGCGCCCCGCCATTGCCGTTTGGCGAGAACTTGGCGCCACAAATATTCTGTCCGAAACTTGTGATCACCGGCGTAGTAGGCGCGTCTGGAGCTCTCAAAGTCGTAGAGGAAGCTCTCGGAGAGAGAGCGCTCCAACCCCGAGAGTTGTGAGTCCTTGCCCAGAAATAATAGACGATCCCACTGGTCAGCCCGGTGATGTTCAATGGCCCAGCGTAAGCCAAATATGTTTGCGGAGCCGCAGCGTTCGTGCCATATCCGATCTGACGGGAATCGATCGGGAACCCATTTGCCGCGCCGTCCCTAAAGGAGACTGTCAGGCTAGAGTTTGTAATGTTGGTAAATGTTGGCGCACTTGGCGCAGAAGGAACTCCTCCGCGATCAATATAAACGCTGAACGCGGTTGGTCCGCCCATACTCTGGGTGCCTGTCGCAGTAAGAAGATTAAACTGAACCGTTTGGGAAGTGGTGACAACGCCGGAACCGACTTTGATTACCGGCATCCCATTAGGATATGCAATTGTGGTTGTTGTCTTTACACCGTTTACCACATACTCAAACTTCAAGTGATAATTAAAATTTGAATACCCTGCCTGGACGAGAAACTCAACTGTGGTTCCAGTGTCACGAATTGTCAGAGTACCTTTAGCCGACGCTTTTGTATAATCTGTCATTTAATACCTACGTAACAATCTTGAAGTAGATGTCTCCATCCGCGCCGCCAGACGGGTCCGTCGTGCCGTAAGAAATACCGGCCGCGGTCCTAAAAGCAGGCTTTCCAGAGGGCACGGAGACCTTAACCTGTGCGATGTAGTCACGAGTTCGATTGATTTCGCGAGCACCATACTTGACTCGGCCTTCGGGCCCATCGTCAGGCACTAGCTGATAGCCAGCATCAAGAGCGTTATCGCCGATACCTGCCACGTTGACTCCGTCCTAAGGAAAAGTGTTCCAATACTCGGTATCTGTATAGTTGATCCAGTTTCTGAGATTCTGAGACTTCCAAGTGCCTGGAGTTTGCTTTGCATACAGTTCTAGCGAAGGATAAACGCGTTCTCCTTCTCCATCCGCGACAAAGATTTGTTCAACAACTCGCATAAAATTCACGACCATGTTCGTGCCCAGAACCTCAACAATATCTCCGAGAAAATAATCTTCATCATACTTATACAAATTAACAATCTGTCCCTCGAAAGATTTATCTTCCCGATGCATACTCAGAGCTTCCAAGCCTCTGAATTCCAGAATGTTATCGATTTCCTCTGGGGTAACATCCTCGATGTCGTCCATGTCGGTGACCTCAACGACAACTACCTTACGGGCATATCCTTCGGCATCCGGGTCAGAACCTTCTGCGTGCATTACCTTATTGCCTTGTTTGGACACCACATAAACAACATTCCTATATTCCGAGCTTTCGCTCGACTCACTCATCTCCCGAATCTTGTCAAACTCTGGACTAAAAGTTACAGGATTTAGGACGGTCTGAGCAGAAGTGCGATCGTTTCCGGAATACACATCGAAATATAGTTCGGAGGTGTCTAGATTTCGCACAATTCTAAAACCCAACTCGTTCGATGCACAAATCTCTTGAATTGCCGCGTAAACGGAAGTAGGGGCGATCTCGATAGTCATCTCACCAGAGGGTTCCGGGATTGTATTTTCATGGAATAGCGATCCCTCAATAATGAATGGAAGTCTATCTTTCAGATCTACAACTCCAACAACACAAATATCATGAAAGATCTTCCTCGCAATCGCTGCGGGAGTTCCTGTAAGTTCCCACTTGAGACTTTCGGACATGTTTGAAAATGGAAGAATGGCCGCGCGACTTTCTAGAAGAGCTTCTAACGATCTGCCAAATATCTTGAAAATGGCATTGCCATCCACGTCATAGGACAGATTAAAATTTTCGACCATCATTACTCGGTAAGAACCCTCCAACGCAAGGGTATCCCCATGCGTCAGCAGTTGTGCATTCTTTGTGTTGAAGGGGAGAATAAGTTCGAAGTCTCCATAACCATTGAAACGTTCTGTCCAGATTAGTGAAGTGTATACGTCGATTAGCACTTCTCTTCGATAAAGGCTATCAAGTTTATAAAGATCCATCACAGACCCCCGTACAAAGACAAATAATTAAGAGAATATGTGTTGGGGGCCGCGTTATCCGAAGTTACTCGAAACCGATTCGCGCCTGGCTCTAGTTGAATCCAATAGGAATTAGGAGCTACTGCATACAAAATCGGTCGGCCGTCCCGGCCCAAGATCCATACACTTTTATCGCCAGACAACGTAGAGATAGAGAGTTTGTTTCCAGCGGGAACCTGCGCGCCGACTCCGAAAGATCTCGGCGTATCCTCCAAGGATCGATGCTCAATCTGGAGTGATGTAAATGGCGAAACTGCGTTCACATAGAAAGTAATACCCGTGGCGACAGTCCCTGGATAGTCGACAACGAAATCGTTCATGGCGCCTGGCTGAAGAGTTCCACCAACCGAGTGCAAATCATTCATAGTAAAATCTGGCAAGAGACAGAGCACAGAGACATTCACCTCCGGCTGCCCCGTAAAGAATATAGTCTCAAAAGATTCGACACGCCCGTCGATAAAGAACACCCGATTATCGGACATGTGAAACAGCAACTGAATGCTAAGTTTAGGCATAAAGTATTCATAAAGATGATTTCGAATCTCCTGCACAGTTCTGTTACTATAGCGAGGCTCAATGCCAAGTTTTAGGCTGATAGTGCGAGGTTCTCGCCGACTTGATTGATACTGAGAGCCGTCAATTCTAGCATAAGGCGTATGCGAAATCGTGGCCTTTACAGGGTCAAGTCCTGTAACGTCAAGAACTGTGACGCCATCACTAACCTCGCTAAGCGGCAAAATCAAATTCTGATACCGAAAAGGTTCATGAACTTCGACCTTAGTAAGCATTTACAAGCCACCGCCCCTGGGTAGACCTCAGCGATGCTCTAGTGTTGCGATAAATCTCAGCAGAACTTAGAGCCTTTGGCGAGGTATTATACTGCGTGTAATTAATAACGTTCGAAGGGGCCGGCTCAAATTTCGCGTAATAATCAGACCCAGTCTCTGGCAAACGAATCGAATTAGCCTTGGCAAATGATTGACTCGGAGCGATGCGGCTATTCGCAATTTCGGAGTTCATCTGCCCAATGCCAGCCCTGAAACTCGTGAGATCAACCACTGGCGAGATCGTCGGCGATAGGTTCATGTCCATATTCACCAGCTCTTCAAGACCTGCCAACGAACGACGCATGGTCTCGACGGTCCCCTTTCCGACAGATTCTGTAGATTTGTAGACCATTCGTGAATATTTATCAATACCCTGAGTCATGCCCTCGTCGATTCCCATACCAATCCACTCGAACTTCTTCGACGGAGAGTTAATCCCGAGCCATTCCTTCGCACCATTCCAAGCAGATTTGGCCATATTTACCGCTGCGTCTTTAACGCGGCTGACGCCTTCAGTAATGCCATTGATTGCGCCCTTGATAAGAGACTCTGCAAGATCCCAGCCTGCGTCCATTAGCTCGCCGCCTCGCTCATTGATGGCGTTCGTCAGTCCTCTAATAAACTCGATGACCAAGTTGAAACCAGCATCGATGATTCGATCAATATTGTCTGCTACACCGTCGAGGAACGCTACAATAACATCAACGCCGGCAGTAATCATATCAGGAAGCTTCTTCGCGATGCCCTTAAGTACGCTGATAATGATATCTGCGCCGGCTTCCACGACAGATTGAATATTGTTAGCGATGCCCTGCAAGATGGAAATAATGATAGTCATTCCAGACTGCATGATCTCTGGCATTCGAGCCGCGATGCCAGTTAGCGTGCCAACAATGATATCCATTCCCGACTGAACGAAGCTAGGCACATGATCTGCAAAAGCTCGAAGTAGATCGTCAATGAGCGTAAGTACAGCATTTACAATGTCTGGAATAACAGTCACAAATGCATCAAGCACTGCCTTGATTACTGAAATCGCAGCTTCGCCAATTACGGGGGCGCTTTCGCCAATGATGCGAATAATCTCGATGAAGGCCTCGCCAAGACCGACAACGGTACCCTTGATGAAGTCTACCAAGATAAGGCTGAACTGCTTCATAGCTTCGACGCCGGCGGAACCAAGCTCAGCAAGCGCGCCCATGCCCGCAGCCATAAGCATAATCGCCGCGCCCGCAAGCATTGCGCCAGCCCCGATGGCTGCAATCGCCCCGCCAAGGAGCAGAAGAGCCGGAACAACAGGCCCGATAAGCAAACCTGCGAGACCCAGCACAGTTAGCGCAGCAGCGATTCCGCCAATAGCAAGCGCGACAGTTGCAATTCCGGCAGCCGCAAAGTGAAGCAACAGCGGAATAAGCATGCCGAGCGCAGCCGTCACGAGCATCATACCGATGGCGCCCTTTGCTGCCCCGCCCATCAAGCGAACTCCACCGGCGAGAATACCCAAGGATCCGCCAAGCGCAATCAGACCAACAGCAACTTGCTCGGGAGTAAGACCGCCCATCATCATGAGAGCTTGAGAAAGCGCAACAATAGCCACAGCCACCCCCATAAGGGCCTTTGACTGCTTCCCGAGCTTCTTTGGCATTGTCCGCAACGCCACGCCAATCACAACAAGAGCGGCAGAGATCGAAATCAATCCCTGACCGATACTATTAATTTCCATCCCGGCAAATTTCTTAATCGCCTCAGCCATCACAAACATGGCGCCAGAGACCATCAGAATTCCAACTGACATCCCCATCAAATTCTTCGGCATCAGCTTCAAGGACAACGACATAGAGACCAGCGCCACAGCGACGCCGCCCAAGCCCTTTGCGAGTTCCTTTACGCCCATCTCCGAGAACATTTGAACAGATTGCGCCAAGATAGCCATAGCACCAGCCATGGCCAGAATGCTGAGACCATTCCGGAGGGACATCTTTCCAGCGTCTGAGAACTTAGTAAACAACGCAAGAGAAACCAACAAGGCCGCAACTCCGGCCAGGCCTCGCCCCATTCCAGCCCAGTCAAGTTTCGAAAATAGTTCGACAGACTCACCGAGTAGACGAATCGCTCCAGCCAGAACGATCAGGCCTAGGCCGGTACGAACCAAACCCTTCGTCTCTGGCATCAACTTCAAAGTCAACGCTAGCGCCAACAAAATGCCAACAAGACCGGTAAGTCCTCTAGCAAGACCTTGCCAATCTAGAGCTGCCAAATTCTGAACGGCATGCGACAGAATAAGAATGGCCGTAGCCAAAAGAATGAGACCTGCCGCCAACTTTCCCATTCTTTTTGCATCTGCGTCTGGAGAAATCTTTGTCAAGATCAACATGCCAAGGCCAAGCTGCAAGAACATTCCGGTAATGGCAAGCAAGGCCTTTTGAAGTTTGTCAGAATCGATCATTGACAACACGACGATAGAAGCTGCAAGAATTCCGATAGCCATTGCAATCTTCATCAAAGCGCTTGCCTTAAGTTGACTCTGCATGGCACCGAGGGTGTCAGTCAGCGCGCCAAACATTTCTTGTAGACTTCCAATGAAGTCCTTAAAGAAATCAACATTGATCAGGCCGCCATCAAGAAACTTCTTCACAAAATATGCGATCGCCGCAAAGATCCCGACATTCGCGACGTCGATGCCTCGGTCGAACGCCCCTTCGCCGCTAAAAGTTTCCTTGAGTTTTGTTCCGACGCTACCTAGAAAATCCCCAATCTTATCTACGATCGGCCCTAGTTTCTGCTGTACCTTGTCGAAGGCATCGCCAACGCCAGCCGCGAAGGCTTCGAGATGGACTCGCACTCCTTCAGTACGAGTTGCTACTCGCCCAATGCCATCCTCAAGTTCTGTTCCTGGGTCCGTCCCTAAAGAGTCTTTAACCGAACTTCCAAAGTCTTTGATGGCCTTGATCGGCGCAATGAGTTTGTCGCCCAGTTTATCAAAGAAATTAGCCAAGCCGTCACCCTTGGTTAGACTCCAAGCCAGATTATTGGCCATATCTCCAAGTTTTGCAGTGAAACCAAGTACTGCTCCCGTGCCGCTAAAGATAGCACCAAACAATTTCATGAAGATATCGACAATACCCTTTACAATCTCCCAACCGATACGAAAAAGCGAAAATACTCCCTGGAAGGTTCGCTTAAGATTCAGTGCAGACTTGTCGCTAAGTTTCAGTTTCTCTGTAAACTCGCTAAATTTCTTCGTCATGTCATACAATTGCTTGGAGGTTGTTGCTGGGAAAATATTACGGAATGCTTCGGTAATGGGCTTGACTACCGACATTAGACCATTGAAGGTATTCTTGAGGCCGGCAATCAACTCCGTACGGCCGCCCATGTCTTTCCAACCAGCCAACATTTGATTTCTAGCGTCGGCTTGACGGCTCAAAGCCCCGCCAACTACTTCATTAATGCCCGACCAAAGTTCCTTCGCCTCTTCGAAGTCACCGAAAATATGTTCGAAGGTTTGCGCCCAACCAGATTGCACCGTTTCTTCAAGCGTTCCCATAAGCTGGGATAGAGTCTTAACTTTTGTAGCCGCATCCTTAGCCGTCTGGGCTTGCGCCATAATACCCTTGATCTGTTTGGCATTATACCCCATAGACTGGAGTTGCTTCTCACTCAGATCGCCTGTAAATTTAGCGAGGGTTTCCGTCATAATCTCCGACGTAATCCAACCAGTCGAAAGAGATTCTCGGAAACTTCCTTCCTTCTTGATAAGTTTGTCAACATTCACGCCGTGAACCCGGGCGGTTTCTTTCAATGAGTTTTGGAATACCTCGCCGCCCATACCTGCGTTTACAACGGAATTCCAGTCCTGAAGTTTAACCGTTCCCGCCGACATTGCTTGAGACAACTGATACATCGCAGTCGAAGCCTGCTGCGAGTTCGAACCCGACATCGCGGCGAGGTTTGCAATTCCCTTGATGGAGCCGGTCGAAGTCTTAAGATCGATGCCTGCGGCCGTGAATGTACCAATATTCTTGGCCATTTCCGAGAAATTATAAATGGTCTGGTCAGAATAATTGTTAAGTTCCTTAAGCGCACCATTAACGTCTTTTAGTGTACTTCCCTTAGATTGGGTATTTGCCATAATCGTTTGAACAGAATTCAAATTAGTTTCGTACTCTTGAAGTCCTGCGCTGATCGGCGCAATAGTAAGAGATTTAGCAATTTTGGCGCCAGCATCCATAGCTTTCGTCGTAATGTTATTCAATACACTAAATGCAATTGCGGACATTGCGCTGAATTGCTGTCCGACGCCTTGAATTCCCGCGTTCAAGGGATTGAAGTTAACCTTGCTTGCGGCGCTGCTAATGTCAGAAAAACCTTTATGCGCATTTTCGAACATTAGCCCCTTGTTTAGAGTCTTAATCGACTCCATAGTCTGCTTTGTGCCGTGTTCGAATTGCCGATTATCGAACTTTAGTTGGACAACCCTCTCGTCGACTGTACTCAAGCTTTAGTCACCTCCTTCCAGACTTGTTCTGTGACATTCTTAAAAACCTCTTTCATGGCCGGATTTATAAAATCACGCCCAGGAACGTACCCGCCGGTGCCGGTGCCGTGGCCATGCTGAATCAAAGTAGCGACATTAACACCATTGACGACATTCCGATTCACCCAAGTAATAGAAAATGTCTTTCCAGAGCGTGTCAACTCATAATCCCAGCAAGACGCCGTCCGGCCAGTGTCTGCCGGCGTTGCAATGGATAGTGCCTGAACGCCAGCTCTGGCGCCGGAAGAAACAACTTCTGACGGCTCGAAGCGGCTCATCTTTTGAAGAAAATCCTCTGTCTTCTTAAATGAACCGTGCGATGTTACTGTGATCATAACGCCTCCTAGTCGGCCCAGCGAAGCGGAACTACCTCCAGTTTCGGATGATTTATAAAATTGGGGCTGGCCGTGTTTCCAAGATATGCTTCAACTTTTACAGTTGTCGTTCCCGCGTTTAACTTATATGCCTGAGACATACTCATATGGACGGAAAGACCGGCGGAAACAACCCCGGCGAGATACAGAATATTGCCGTTGCTGTACATCGGCCAAGACGAAGTAGTAACGCCGGCTAGAATGATGGACGCCCGCACTTCACCAGTCGTCGCAAGCCCTAGAGCACTAAGTCTCAAATCCACCCACATAGGCCTCGGCGTGGTGACGGTAATAGGTGTCAAAGAAGGCAATTGCGTGCCGGCGCTCGTTGCACTCACGGAAATCTGCCCAACAAAATAAGAAACCATAGGGTCCGGAAGACCGAAATTCTTATCGACATACGCCTTAGTGGCGACATCGTCGCCCGCTGTAGGACTTGCCGACTTCGACCGTCCTTCCGAGTCACGAACAACTACAGTTCCTGGCGCGACAGAAACGCTTCCCGGGAGTGAGTTGTCTCCCTTGTCGCCCTTTGGCCCAACAACTACGCCAGCATCGATTGTTGTTCCGTCATGCCTCGACAAGATGAGAGAACCACTATCGTCAACGACCGCATCTGTAACGCTCATACCTTCGATAGCCAGCATTCGTTCGGCGGTTAAACTTGTCACGGTAGCCAAAAGAACCCCCTCTTTTTCACAATGAACTAATCGTGTAGGAATCGGCGGACAAAATCTTTACAGACGGCCAACTTACCTCGAATAGCGTTGTGTTCATCATTTTAACTGCGGAGTCTGGGCCGCTAATCGTAAATTTCCCGTCGCCATAGTCTGTGACTCGTAGAATAGCATGAGATTCAAAAATCTCTTCGACATCGTCAAGGTCCAGAAACCGCGCGTTGTCGGTATCTGAACCGTATAGACACTTTAGGAGTGTACTCTCAACTTCCGGCTTCAACGCGTCCAGATCAATAAGAATCCGAGGACTACGCATCTTAGACGTGTACTGAGTATAATCTACAACACCATCAAAGGTGAAGATACTCGGATCCCTCTGAGTATAATCCGTTTGCTTCTTGCTAAAAATGACTCTAGGGATGAGGTGCAATGTGCGGTGGCCCCGCCAGGTATTTTGATATGCTAAGGAAATAGTACTTCGCAGCACATCCATCGGATAGGATAGCGCAGTTAAAGTTAAAGTAAGTGTTTGATCTGTTCGATATAGAGTTGCGACTTGTCCATCTATATATATGGTGACTTCTGAATCCGTCGTGTTCTCTGAAATAGTCTGGACACCGTTCCACACAAATCCACGACCATCGGTTGAGAAATATATAACGTTCTTTACTCCGGCGTCAATTGGCGCAGTACTTCCCCAGACGAGTTTAGTCATGCCGCCTCATCAAAAATATCAACAAGTTCGTCGAGTGTTGGAAGACGAGCATCGCCAGCGCTAGAACCATAAAGAATATCATTAATGCGTGCCAGAGTTGAAGGTACGATCATTCGTGAATCGAGAAGTACGTGCGAGGAAGGAAAATGACCGGCCATCTCTGGGGGCTTAGTCATGACATTCCACGAATATTGAACTGGAGTAACTTCCGCTCCGATAGTAGTGTGCGTGATCGAAATCGGGGAAGCAAGCGCATTGTACACGAGATGGATTTTATAGCCGAACGTTACACCACGCACATCATTCCCGATTCTAGTTCTGTAAGAAAAATCGAATGGGCGGTGAATTTGGTTGGTGAAGTAAACGCCGGGTCGAACCGGAACGATTCCCGCGCAGGGAAGGAATTCATTTGGCGACGAAAATGCTGTAATTGTCGCGCTGAATGTCTCGGTAGAGGAAATCTGGAGATACTTGTAGCCATCAACAAAAAACTCTCGGGGTTCGCCAGTGTTTGTCTCCCCAACCGAAATCAATCCATTCCAAGGGACACCGACCCCATTATAGTATAATACCCCGCGATCAACTCCCGTCTCAAAAAACTTTTCGCCTGTAGCATCCCAAACGATCGCTGTCATGGAACCCCCATTCACCCGCTCGTTCCCAAGCGGGCCCTCCTCTCTGCATTGAGAGCCCGCTGCTGGTTCGCCATTTCCGCCCTACTCTTGGGCTTAGGCGGAGTATTCTTAACACTACACACTCTAATTAATGTGAGTAGTCTGTTCAGATGCCAATGCTGGCATTCAAAAGGAATGCCCATGGCTATCATCCAGTAATAGATTAGTTCTGACGTAACAACTTCTCTGGAACGCGGATTTCTATCTTCGGAGAACCATGTTGCTGTTTGTTTTGCATTGATGTAGTTGTTTATGTTTGATAGATCTTCCGCAGTTAACGCCTCTACAAACTTTTCATTAGAAATAGGACTACGACACATACATCTGATATAAAGTAGAACATCTTCATCTGTCTTTACACCGTTAGACAAGAACGGTTTTTCAGTAATTGCTTCCCATTTTGACACAGAAACCAGAGAGTGCTCCAACTCAATAGGTTCGCCTTCGGTCATTCGGAATTCATTAGTTGTTTCGTCGTATAGTTCATTACGACCAACGATCAAGCGAAGCACTCTCTGGCCTCCGTAGTTCAAAGTCAGGCGACCCGATAGAACCAATCCGTGTCAACAATAAGCGGGAACCGGTGCCCAGGCGTAGGCTTGGCGTAGACCATAGTACTCTTCGTCAAGACGACGTCTCCTGCGGCGACAACGGCGCCATCCATGTAATACTCGACCCCCACAATCGACGGGATGGTCAAAGTCTTCGTACCCTCGACGTAGGTTGGCGCCGTAGGAATGACCTGAGTCACCGTTCCGCCGAACAGGCCGAGAACCTCCTCTGGAGTGGGAAGCGTCGGGTTCGAATTGCCAGAACCGTAAAGCATAGTCTCCAGACTAGCAAGCGCCGTAGAATCAACCTTGGTGGAGTCAATCGTCATGGAGGCCGTCGGGCTATAACCCGGCACATCCACAGGAGTGGTCGTAAGCTCCCAGCTGAAAGTCAAAGCCTCTGGGGAGTCATTAACCGTGCTGTATGCCTTCTCAGAAGGCGCGGCCTGTGCGCCATAAATGAGGTGGAGCTTGTACCCCAGATCCTGGCCTGCGACGTCATTGCCAACCTTAGTGCGGTAGCACAGACCAAACTGCTTGCGAGGCTGCTGACCAATAACCACGCCACGCTCAGGAACTGCCGTGCCATCGCACTCAGAAAACTCTTCCGGATAAGTAAACGCCTCGATGGTCGCGCCAAACTCCTCAGCGCTAATGAGGTTCAGATACTTAATGTTGTCCGCATACTGAGGGCTTGCCTCGGCCCCGGACGGAGACTCGGTTACGGTGATAAGACCGTTCCATGCGTAACCCGTGTCGTAAACTCCGACAGGGTTCGGAAGGTAGAGCACACCATGGTCCACACCGGTCTCGTAGAAACGAGTACCAGTCTGATCCCAAGTAAGGGCTGCCATCGTCTATTCCTCCTCAGAAATAGATCGTAAAGATGTCATGGTTTAGATTCTCGGATGTAAAGAAACGACTGAATGAACATAGGGGCAATGCTGCGACACGATCTGGAATTGGACTGTCTGGGTTCCGATCGATCACCGTCACCTGATAACGCTTAAGTCTTCGATATGCAAAGTTGTCGGCATACAGCTCGTCAACTAGATCTCTATGGTACACGATGCAAGGGTACTCTAGATGCACATTGGCCGGCGGTTGAAAGTAAACATGCTTGCTTCCTAAAGCCTTCTCAAGATCCTTCTGAAGATCGAGGCGTCGGCCCATGGTAGACACCTCCCAAACGCAGGATTAGACGAGGAGGCTGAACTTCTACATCACTAACAACCCATAGAGTACCCGCCCACTCAATATACCTAATCTCATAGAAATTCTTGTCGGCATAAGCGTCGGAAACGATACTAATAGAATTCCCAAACGACAAATTGTCGTGAAGTGTCTCCCCATTTTGAAGCCGGCGTGTGTTTCTCACTACATCTCCGAAGTAGGAGCGTTCTTCGATGCGATCTTCCCACACGCCGGCTTCAGTTTCCACAGCTTTCCCGTATCCGAGTTTTCCGTGGAACTTAGTCATTTCGCAACACTCAAGGGCCAGCAGTGACAGGGCTCTCGATGACGATGGCAGACTTAACCTTCGTCAATGCGCCGGAAAGACGAGTCTCCAACAGATACTTGTACTGGTTGTAATCGATGTCGAAATCGTCAAACATTGAAATAGACCCGCCCTTATCGGCGCCAACCGTATAGTCAGCGAGGTTCACAATGATGCCGACAACCAGGGTCCCCTGTGGGTTAGCCGGAGGCTCCATTGCCTCGACAGTGACGATGTTCGCAACGCGCATCTCGCTCGCAAGTTCTGCGACCGAAGTCCAAATTCGGCGACCCGTAGTGTCCTTAGTGAGGAGCAAGTTCGTGACAACCTCCTCGGTGGTGAAGAGCGTGGGAGAACCACTGCCCTTATAATGCGGACGAGCGAGCAGAACGGTGTCGATAAGATCCGCCGGCTTAACGCCCTGTCCCTTCGGGTCGAACTCGACCCGGTGGACGTAGAGGTCTTCCTCCTTAGCGATGGGGCGGATGTGCTCCTCGTTGATCTTGTCGGGATCGGCGACGTCGCGCCCATCACCAATGAGAATTGCTCGCGCAATCTCCTCGTCAAGCATCATGCGCATCTCGGCCTTGATCCATGCAACGACGTCAAAGTCGGTGATGTCAATAATGTCGTCACGGTCCAACTTCTGCTTCTTGTAAATCGTAGTCGGAGTCGTAACCCTCTTTGCAACGCTGAAGAACTCTTCCTTCTTCATCGTCCCCTTGACATAACCCTTGGCGCGAGCCTCATCATGCGTAATGTCAGCAGTCATAGTCTTGATTCGCGAGAAAGGACTATGACGAGTGCCACCGAGAACCGTAGACACCCACTCCATACGCCGAGAGATAAACTCCGGCCGGTCGGTAAGGTTCTTGGCGTCGGGGAAGAGAAGGTCGATGTTCTCGATGCCGTATGAAGTAGCGTGCGCGAAGTTCTCAACGGCAGTCTTCAAAGAACCAATCTTGACGGCGTCAGCAACGATGCCTCGAATATCGTCGTGCGTGATGGTCTTTGCCGGAAGGTCGGGGGTCGCGTTCTGCTCGAAAACGTTATGGCCCATGGTCTCGTCGTCCTTTACCTCGATGGTGTCCGTGTGGGCGGCGGCCTCTTCCTCGGCCTCCTTGTTCGCGCCCTCAAGGGCCGCGCCAATCATGAAATGCACAACATCCTTCTGAATGTCCGTCATGCTGTTGTAGACATCCTCAACCGTGAGATCCTTATTCGGCTTCTCATCGGCGTGCTCCAGCGAAAGACCAGTATAGATAATCGCCTCGTCATCGAGCGTTTCGATGTCATCGTCGCCATGCGCGATACTAACGTAATCGATAAGCGCGCCAGGATTCGCGCCCGAAAGAACTAGGCTCACTTCACGAATCATGCCATGAAAAACATTCTTCGAGCGTTCGACCAACTGGTTGGCGTAAATAGAAAGAGCCTTAATGTCTCCATGCTTAAGGAGCATCTTGGTATTCTGGGCACTCGGAGTCTCATTGAAGTACCCATATGCATACACGCCGTCGGCTCGACTTTCAAGCTTGACGTGCCCCAGAATATTGTCTGGGGTGTTATGGCCGTGCTGCCAAACCAAGGGAACAACCTTACCATCGCAATGCTTGAATGCATCAGGCATGATAGTTCGGCCATCCGAGCACCTAAGATTTGCCTTGGTGGCGTACCCGCTGAAGTCAAACTCCATTGGGGCTGCTCCCTTCCGTTTCGTTATTTGACGCTACCTCAGTCGTTGGTCGACTAGCGTCTGGCTTTTCCTCTGGCATGTTACTATTCCTTAGTTCGTCTGCCTTCGGGTCTGAAGACGGCCTAAGGCCGATGACGGAACGAATTTCGTTCGAAGTCATTACTTCATTCCTAGCAAACTTGTCTCCGATTTCTGCAATGTTGTTGATGGGGACAAGTTTGAACGGATCGTTAAAATATAGAATCGACTGATGCTGAGATCTAGCCGTCTTGGACAGGAAAGTACGCCGCATTGCCTCGGTAATGGCACAAACAATTGGTTCAATAGTTCGGTTGTTGTAGTTTAGCATTGCTTTTTCATCAGCAATGCCTGACATAATCTCTTCAGTCAGACCGAGTTGCGAATATAGCATCTTTGTAAGGTATTCGACCTGGGTAAGCAAATTGTTTTCAGCAGGTCGATTAAGTTGCGTGATCTTTTCGGTCCCGTCCGTATAGGCAATGCCGTACTGGCTGCCCTTTAGTTGGAACTCAATGTCTTTACGCCTTTGTTCTGCTTGTTGACGTCGAGCCTCAGACTTGATCACGTAGGGCAACTGGATAATTAGATCAAGTTTCCCAGACCCAGATTGCTCGTCTACCGAATCTAGCAGGTTCAACTTCCTGATCAAACGCTGCAATGTAGAATTAGGCTCGTTCATGACCGAGTACAAAGGGTTCTCGACAATAGCCGTCGTAGCCTTACTTACAGTAACTTCTTCGCGTTGTCCCGTGTTCTCATTGTACAGATTCACCCTGACATGATGCGGGTACCACCCGACAATGTGGCCAACGCGAAGTGTCTTGATCTCGAAACCAGCCGAGACGTTAGGGTCCACGCTTGTGTCGACCGGAACAATAGCCAAAACACCCTTATCGAGGAGTGTCATCGCAATGTCCTGACGGAAAGCTCTTCCTGCCTGGTCGAGATTCGCTTCCAGAGTCAGGCAATTGTTCAAGTCGCTATGGATGTCCTCCTTATAGCGGCCATCTGCGTCTAGACGTACGTGACGAATCTCAATCCCGGAGACATCGATACTTATGCGATTGTAAATTGCTGTAACGATAGAACGTTCGTTGGAAATTAGAAGTCTAGTTCGATCTGGACGAGATCCATAACTGACTCCATAGTTATAATCCGGAATGCGCCGAGTCTCTTCGCCAGTGAAGACATTCCACATGTTCCTAAAACGTGATGCGACTCCGACCATGGCTCACCTCCCTCCCCATTTTGACGGTTTTACCGCGAACGAAAAGCAAACTCCTGCGCAACGAACGCACGCTCTTGTGCTGCCGTCAATTCCCAGTTTCGCTTGTCTGTGACCTTCGCATTCTTAATCAAAGCATTCTTTCCACGAAACAAACGGGTCGCCACCTTCTCGCCAGTACGCAACTTTGTGGCCACACGTGAGTTTTCACTATTCAAAATCTCGGCCTTCTGCCTCTCGAACTCGGCCCTTGCGTTGGCCTCACCCTTTTGGCGCTTAGTCATGTGGTATCGAAGGTCGGCCGTCTTCAGATCAATCTTCCGTTGCTGCCTGGCAAACTTAATGTCCTCGTTTTCCTTACGCCTCGCAGCTCTAGCAACCGAAGATCGTCGAATTCCCCACCTCATCCCAGGTACTCCATAGTGAATAAGCTCTTCGCTCATTCGAAAGCCTCCTTGTTAGCCTTATACGCCACAAACGCATCCATTAGAGCTGATACGTTGTCGATCTTTTCATCTTGGCGACGCTTTAACAACTTACGATTACCATTCGTGTCCTCTAGCGTAATAGCGTTACCCATGGCGAAGGACATTAGTTCCTGGTCGAAGAGAAGAAGTCTCTCGCCGCTCAAAAGTTTCAATTCTCCAAGAGGAACAGACTCAGTTCTGCTTCCCTGAATTACTTTCTCAATCCCGAAAGGCCCATTCTCGTTTTCCCATCTCGTGACGAACTCTTTCGCGTTATAGGGGTCAAAACCAAGCGCGCGAACATCGTACTCAGACTTCTGAATGTGCTGATCGAGGTCATCATACACCTCCATGAGATCAAGAATTGTTCCATCAAGAACGTGAAGACTTCCTTCATTGATGAACTGATCATACTTCAGACGCCTAGCTCCGGGAAGACGCATAAGCGTCAGAGAAGAAATGTAACTTCTAGTCTTGACTCCGAACGCGCCGTTCTTCAAAGGAAACAAGAAAGTAAAAGCACAGAAGTCATCGCCCTTCGACAGGTCTGCGCCCAAAGCGCAAGGCATCTGCCAATACTCCCGAAAACGATGCGGAAGTGTCTCTTCGTAAGTAAAGAAATACGTGTACCCTTCCATTGGAATTCCGAAACGTTTCGCCAAGATGTCGTTTCTCGACACGGGAGCTTTCTCGGCGCGTTCAACATCCAAATGGTAGGTCTCATAAGAGACGGTCTTTCCAAGATTTGGGTTTGCTTTAAGCCATGTCGAGGGGTCGTTAACTTCGTCTAGTTCATCCAGTTTATAATGCCAGATAGAAACGTGCGGCGCTAAATATTCGCCCTTTAAGATGTCGGCAAGTTCAAGTTTAATCGTGTCGCCGCTACCATTTCGAACGGTGCCCTCAGAACTAATCGCCACGATCAAATAATCATCCAGTTTGGAAGCGCCTTGTTCGATCGCCCCGACAACATCTTCGCGAAGCGCGCCAGACAACCACTCGTCAACTGTCGAAATTTTAGGCCTTAGACCTTGCAGTTTGTTGATCGCCATTGGTCTGACTTCGAGAAGCGACCCCGTTAGAAAATTCTCAATGCCTTTCTTTGTCGCAGCAAGTTTCACGCGGTTCATTCTCGAACCTGTAGTGTTCTGAAGAGAACCCTCAGTCAAAAATCTAAACAACGGCCCACGACTTCTCGTAATGGCAGTCCGAAATGGTGACATGACCTCGTCTGCCTGTTTCATTGTCGGCGCTGTCGTAATTTGATGCGTTGTCGAGGTATCAACATTTAGGAAATAACTTTGAATACATGAACCATACATAGACTTTGCAGCGCCTCTGGCGACGATCAGATACTGCTTTGTCGTTAGCCGTTTCTTAATGGTTTTGTTTATGTAATGTCCACCACGGTTATCTTCAGACGGTTGATAGACGCTTCGATCGACGAAATAATACCAACCAAAGATCTGTTCTGCCCAGAGTTTGAACGAGGGTAACAGGTGGAGATCGCTTCCATCGGTCAATGTAAGTTCATCTTCGCAATAACGAATGAAACCCTCTACAGCTAAATCATCATAATAGATGTTCGGATTGGCGACGAGCGAGTCAATTCGGTTCATCTCCATCGAAATCTCTCTATTAACCGGAATCTCGCCGCGCATAACGGCAGCTCGAAATTCTTTATAATAGCGAGGAACCTCTGTGTTGGAAAGAACCATTTATACTCTAGACCTTTCCCGCGGCCTTAGCCATTCCCCAAGCCACACCCTTATAAAGGTTTACTTGAAGATCTTTTGGATTCTTCAACGCTGTATTAATCCCAGAACCGGGAGTCATAGCGCTTTTTACTCCAGCTTGAACAATGCTACTAACTTGCCGGTTCATCTCGTCGCCGATAGTCTTTCGAATAGCCGTCTCAAATTTCCCTCGAACCGGTGGCGTCGTGCGAACTTCATCGTACGCCCGCTCAAGTCGCATCCGCTCGACCACGTCTTTCAATTCCTTATTCGAGAGACTTCGCGTGGTGCCTCGGTTGATCCGCTCGATGTAGTTGTCCATATCGAGCACATCTTCTGAGTTCAGAAGTCGACCCTTCCCAGATCGCTTCTGGCCCCACCTATCATACCTCACGTCCTGCTTCCGAACACCCCAACGCATTCCCTTGACGCCGAAATGCACAAGGTCGTCTGTTACGGTGAAGTGGAGGACGTCGCCTGTGAGGTCCACAGTTCTCCTTCCCTAACAACGTTAAGGCGCCATTCGAGTTCCTTAATCTGCTCCTCGATCGCAGTAATCCCGAAAGATGTCGATGGCGGATCAAACAGTAACTTTACACGCAGATAAACATACGATCGCACAGCGCTGTACATTGCTGGCGGACGAATCGGTTTCTCTGGCGGCGGTGGCGCTGGATACGTAAAGACCGACCTTGCTGGCGGAATGGCATACGCAATGGGATGCGGTTCTGTATGCAACAACGTTAGGCCAGAGTTGAGCAGGGAGTCAACCATGCCTTGGGGCATTCCCCCCTCTGCTCGATTAATACTTTCGATCGTGTAAGTCGAGCCATCGATCTCGATCACATCCGAGACTTCTAGTTCGGCCACCCAATCATGAGAACGTCCACCTAGATCGACAGGATGAAAGACAAACCAAACGTCAGGAATGATAAGAAATTCGCCTGGGGCATGAAGTTGGTTTAGAACATACCTGTAGTGGGCAGTCAATGGCGGACTGGGTGGCGTTTCTGGGCGCCATCCTCCTAAGTAGTCACCCCAGGTCGCCTCTTCGTCGTAAACAACATAACCCTCAGAGGGGCCGACGCCAAGTTGTTGCAACGTAGAGAGAACACTATTAATGTGCATTAGGATGTCAAGATCAAAGGCGTCATAATCCTCCTTGATCCCGAGGAGTTTCTTGGTCCCGTTCAAAATACTTTCAGTCATCGATAACTCCTCCCCATTTTGACGTTTTCAACGGAGACGTCGATTGACCTCAGCTTGGACGGCATTCGGATCATAACCTGCGGCTCGAAGTCGTTGCGCTCTCTCTGGGTTGTTGCCCCACTTCCCAGCGATAACCTCATCCGCCAGTTGTCCAACTGTCTTGGCGCCCGAAGGAGCTGGTGCGGCGTGTGACTGCGTGTGTCCGACGAATAGATCGTATGACTTCTGCGTCTCGGCCATGAGTTGAGACCAGACATTGTGAATGTAAGGCCCAGGACACGACGTCGACTTCCAGTGATCATGCCCAAACGTGTTGTTGTAACTTGGACGAGCGTGAATCACGTTGGCGAAAAGCCAACCACCAAGGCGAGCCGCGGAACGCCAAGTCGTTGGCGAAACTTCCCAACGCGGCGACAAAGAAGAGTTGGCCATCTCGATACTGATCGTCGACTTATTGCCTGCGGTGTTGCCGACGGCCCATGCATACTCGTGAACGTCGACATACTGCGCAACAGCGCCGGCCGCGTCAACGTCGAAATGCGCCGAAGCTGGACGCGTACGCCAAACCTCCAATACTCCCTCATGAGAGAGACGACCCGCGTTGTGGTGAAAGGTAACCGAAGTCTTTGTATAACTTGTATGGGTGACATGGCCGGTCTGATTCAAACCGGAAATCAAGTTCTTCACGGGCCTGTCATAGTTGATCGCGCTCATCCCTCTGAGTCCTCCTCTTCTCCAGGTCCGACGGCCAAATGACACGCAATGGCGATGTCAAGATCTTCTTCGTCATAGTTAGGTTCCATTGTGTTCCTCCCTACCAGAGTTTCGTGTCTCCGGGTTTACGTTCGACCATAGGTCTCACCAAGAGAGATCTATCTCCGTAATGAATGGCGTTATGTGTGTCGTGCGTTGTAGTGATCAAGAACTCTGGATCCATAGTCGAGGGATTAAACTCACTAAGATCTTCAATAGTCATCGGATTCATATGATGAATAACAAGACCAGAGTGAATCTCGTAACCATCGACGCCAAGATCACAGCCTCTATCTCTAATAATCACAGCAGACCTCGCTTGGCGCCAAGCGCGAGACGTATAGAACCTCTGGTTAAGATGTCGATCAAAGCCAAAAGTCTTTGCGCCCACAGCGCCGTTCAACGCAAGGTATTCATAGCGTTCCTCGAAGTCTTCAATCTCTCGAAGCTCGGTGTAAGATCTAATCTTCATAAGACTCCAGAGTTTCTAGCCCCGCGTAGGAGCGCATAGCATCTAGTGCTGTCTTATAGAGCTCTTCAACCTTCTTTCCCGAGGCGATAGCGTCTGTTTTAGCATCCAACAAAGTATTCTCTCGCTGAAGGCGCTCTTGTTCAAGTCTCTCTCGTGATGAACCAAGCTTCAGATAGTGCACAATAACCTGAGAAGAGGCCGTTCCGTCGGCCAACTTCTGTTCTGCAAGGTTTACAGCCAAAGAAATAAGCTGATTCTCACGTCCTTCGGGAGTTGTGGCTGGTGGACGAAGAGTTTTTGGCTCGGAATGTGAGCTTCTACGTCGGTTGGCCATTAGTTTCTACCCCCTTTCCTCAAAGTTCAACAGAGGTTAATGGCGCGACATTGTGCAAAATATCCCCCCGGAGCAAAATATAGG